TAAGTGCTTTTCCCATCACATTATTACCGTCCCATTTGAGTTCGGTAATTCTGTGAGAAACTTTATCCAAATTAATGGAAGGACCTTCGGGGTGATTTAATTCTCCCACCGCTCGGCCTGTAATTACTTGTTCGTTTACGAACTTATCAACTGCAGAAGTAAGAACTTCCCTGGTATAAACTCTACCATTTTTATTCTTATTCTCAGCTTGCATGAAAATACCTTCTAAGAAAGTATTCTTTTTACCATTTTTACCCTCGACAATTGAATAACCAAGGGAATGGTTTGTATACTCTGCAATTAGTTTCATTTATGCTCCCATTAAATTGATGAAATCCTTTAGCGCTTCTTCAGCACTTTTTACTGACTTATATTTGTCAACTCTTACACCGTCAATATACAAATTAAATTTATTTGTAATGACTGCTGAAGTTTTCTTCTTTCGTCCAAGTTTGGTTAATTCCTTGGCTACCTTTTCACCTTTAGGGAGTTTTAATTTAGCTTCAATTACTTCATTAAATGATTCTTTAAACGTTTTCATCTGTAGTTGTTTCTCCTTCCGGTGTCTCCACCGCAGGCTCTTCTGCAACCGGAGTATCATTTGATGCTCCATACAATTTAGAAGCAACTTCTTGTTTATGATTATCTAACGCATCGATGATTTTGTCATGCATAATTGAATTAAACATGTTATTACTCTTCTGTGCGTCACCCTTTTTAATATTATCTATTAAATCTTTCGTACTCATAGTCTCTCTTTATCTTATTTATAAAATTGTTTATTTCCAGTATACTTTTTGTAATACGTTAAGTATACAATAAGTTTATATTGCTGAATTTGCTATATCTGGATTAATATCATCTTTTTCTAATGGATCTTTTTCATTATCCTTAGCAATTTGTTTGATATCATCATCATTTAACTTCAGAATATTACGGCGTATCCAGTCTTTAGACCAGAATAATCCAATATATTCGTCCATCATTTGAACCATTTCTATACGTTCTCTAAGGATTTCACTATCCTTAAGTTCAGCATAATAATTATCTCTACTGTATTCTATGGTTATACCATCTTTCATACCGGCCCATTCTTCAACCTTAATGATATTTTTAAGAACAAGTTGTCTCTTTAATGCTTCATAAAACATATTAGAAAATTTAATACGAATTCTGTTTATAAATTTTTGAAATTTAAGTTCGTCACGAGTAATTTCTGATGAACGTCCAATTGAGAACGCATCTGCTTCTGTTAAACGAGACATTGGTATGTTTAAAGCTTTATATAACTTCTGTTGGAAATACTGTATATCTTCAATTTCACCAAGATTTGCACCACCTGGTAGAGTATCAATTTCAGTTCCACGACCACCTTCTCTACGAGGTAACCAAAAATCTTCCATAACATTACGATGAATCTTTTCATCTCTAATAGCACCTGTCGTAGGGTCATATACAATCTTATTACGATACCTATTCATTGTATTGTTAAGGTATTCCTCAGCCTTGCCTTTAGGGAGATTACCTACATCAATATAAAATATTCGTCTTTCTGGTGCTCTTGATATACGATAAATGACTAGGGAGTCTTCCATCATACTTAATTGGTTTAATGGTTTAAGAGCTTTTTGTAAATAACCTATAACCTTATCTCTATTTTCATTTAATAAACCTGAGTTAACTTGAATAATAGCATCTGTATTTATTTTTAATCCTTCAGAACTATTATACATAGACTCATCTTGATATAAGTAATATTCTGGACCTTCTTTAATAAGTTCAGCCCCAGTCTTAGGGTCTCTAACTTTTTCAGTCTCTTTAATCTTACGAATCTTTGTTGGGTCAATTGCTCTTAATTCTTTTATACCATCACTAGGGTTTTTAGGGTCAATAATAACATGAAAGAATAACCTACCATCAACATACCAACGTTTAAATATATCATATGCATTATTACGGAAGTTAGTTAGAGCAAGAATTTTCTGAAATTCCATAGAAATTAAGTCTTTAACTTTATTTGATTGCTCAAGTTTATCAAGATCTAATTTGAGAATTTTACCTGACTCAACTGTAATAGCTTCATTACATATATCTTCAACAGCCAAATCAACCTCAGGGTACTGAGATATCGTACGATATTTCATTATTAGTTCTTTATCGTTTTGAAACTTGTCACCTTGTAGGTCCATGTATTGTCCAAAATACCCACCTGTTGGAGAGATTTCAAACGCACCATCTTCGTTATCTGGAGTAAACGATACTGGTTTGGTGTTTTCCGGTTGTTTTCGAGTAAATTGCCAACCGAATAGTGATCTGTTTTGTTCTGCCATTTAAATATTCCTTTTACACTCTTTCCTAAATATTATTTATAACACTTAGAAAAGAGTGCCCGAGGGCACTCCTTAATGTTATTATGATGATTTACGTTGTCTTATTAGATTCCCAATACTGAACTTGAAGTTCAACTTCAAACTCTTCAATCGTATCACCTGTATCATAGCTTACTTCAATTGCTCCTAAGCTAGTAGGCCAGGTTCCTCTCATGTTATAAGTCTTCTTAACTGTACCATCTTTGTCCAATTGCTCAACAACCATATCAGCCATATAAGAACTAGGTTGTGTTAACCCTGTATTCTCTTGGTGCTGATTAATGCCATTCATCCATTGTTCAAAAGAATTACGTACATTAAAGTCAGTATCGTTAATAACGGTAACACCCCAAGGATCAAACGTCCTATCACCAGCAATTTTCAATTGACGCCCTCTGAATGGAACTTCAATAGGTGCAACTGTACTTGCCGGTAAAGAAGATGCTTTACACATGTATGATGCTAAAGATACATCCGCAGTAACATAACTTGGAAAAGCCATCGTTACTTTGAATAAATTAGGTCTAGCACCGCCGCCAACTAACTTGGCTTTCATATCATCTACGCCTAAAATAGCCATCTTTAATTACCTCCTGCGATTTCACTAAACTCAACACCAGTGCGAGTTGCAATGAAGTTAAGTGTAATGTAGTTAATAGATCTTGCAGGTTTGACATAAATATCAGCAACAAACTTATTAGCATCTACAATGGCACCAGTGTTATTGGTTCCATCACAAACAACCTTAAAGTCTGTAATACCTCGTCTTCCTTTCACATCTCTCAAGAAAGGTTCAACCATATTTCTAAATTGAGCCCTCGTAAATTCATCATTAAATTCGAATAATGATGCTTTAGATGCTGTACTAATTGCTTTCTCCAATACAATAAACAATCTACGAACGTTAATTCTATCGAACGATGATGGTTTGTTTTGTAAAGTTTTATCACCAAATAGAACCGTACCCGAACCTGGGAATGTAACAATTGGGTTTACACCTGTCTTGTATAATTCATCCCTTTCGGCTTGACTAGGATTCCATGCTAGTTTAGTAACATTTCGAACATTACCACGAGTAAATCCAGCCGGTGAGAACCATGCATCTGCAACCATATCGGCGTTAGCCGCTAGTCCAGCCATGGAACCTGCCGCGGCAATATAACGATATACATCATTATATTTGTCATACACATATAGAGAAGTTGAATCTGCAAAGCCATAAGACGTTGAGGTTGAACCAGTTCTCCATGTAGCTACTGTTGTAGCCGGTGCTGCTGCATTTGCTGTAGCCGCTCTCTCTGGTGAGATAAAGCCTACTGCATCTTTTCTTGCTGCACATAGTGCAGTTATATGATTACTTAGTGTGATATTATCACCTGCACTCAAACCTGAATTGGCTTGGAACACTAAGTTTACATCAATTGTTTCCGCGTCTGCAAATTTATCATATTGAGCAGTAGTTTCACCTACTGTTAATACGTTATCATCTACACCACCAGTTATATTAGCAAAAAATATGTTTACTCGCGTAAATGCTTTTCCTACTGCTGAGTCACCAGCATCTGATAATGCTGCTGCGTGGTTTCCGACACGGATCCAGTTAGAGTTTGTATTGATGTGATCTTTATAGTATAAAGATGTACCATCAGTACTTTTAACATCACTAGCTTGACTTAAGTAACTAAATACTTCAAGTACTTCACCAGCAGTGCCTGTTATTTCCCCAGTGTAGTCTCTAACTACTACATGTATTTCATCATTTGAACCACCTACTGCCGCGGCTCCGGCTGAAGAGCCAGGGGCACTCTCAGTCCATGTTTTCCAATTAGCTGAACCAGCCCAAGATGTTGGGTCAGTCGCAACTTCCACTGTAAGTGCATTACCAGTTACACCAGGATAACGGGCCATTGCCCAATCTCCAGCTGCAGGTGTTAATGTACTAAAATGGTCATCATTTTTAGCTAGGATACCAGTACCAGATACTGTTGCATTTCTGGCGTCTGCTCCCGTTGCTCTGACAACTTTTAGATTGTTGCCATAACTTAAAAATTGAGCCGCCGTCAGAACACTTTCAAAAGTTTCTGCGCTAGACTTCCCAAACTTATTAACTAATTCCGTTTCGCTACTCACAGTAACTACTTCTTCAACTGGACCCCACTGGAATGCACCAGCCATAGCTCCTATTGTTGACGACGTAGACGGAACGACATTAGTTAGATCGATTTCTCTTACCTGTACACCAGGCGATACTAGAAATGCCATTTATTTCTCCCTTGTCATGTTGTTATAAGTTTTCATAATACGTGATTATCTCAATATACTTATTTATAAAAATTAACCATTCCAAACTTTCCACTCCTTTCCAAAGGGATGTACATCCATACCTTTAGGCATATTACCTATCGGGATGACTTCATCTTGTAATTGTTTAACTTTTTCCTTATATAACATATGTTTTAATTTAACATCAGTTGATTCTCTAAAGAATACTGTAGATGAAAACCATCCAAATACAACTAAATTCATCATTAAATCATCAAATGAATTATGATCTGCTTCATATGATGCACCTCTTGCGATGAATGTACTCATTTCTCGTATAGTTTCTTCATCATGTATTATTAATTTCTTTTGTTCCAATATATCTTTTATATTAGAACAACCAATCCTTTTAACTTTTCGAGTCATTGTTATACCAATTGCATTAGCTTTAATCATACTCTCTACAAATACATTCTCATATTCTAAATCATAATATAAACCATTACATACTACTTGTCCAGCATCATTTGATTCCACTACAACGTATGCCATATTATAAAATGTAGCATATTTGAATATTACATCAGGGAATAGTAGTGGACTCATATTATTATCTCGAAATACACATACTTGTTCAAATGGATTTAAAGTTACATCAATGATTGTGAATGTGGAATAGTCTTGGCCTCTTCCCTTTGATACATCCACTGTCATTATATAATTATGGTCTTCTATAGGACGTTTATATACTTTTAAATTTTCCCATTCATCTATAGGTTCACTTGCTCTTAAAGCTAATAATATATCAGCTGATAATAATGTATTACCTGTACCATGAAATGAGTTACCAAATTCTTGGTCAAATTGCAATGGGGAAGTATTTTCTATGGTTGTTTGTTTCCATGCCTCATCTCTTCCTGGAACATCCCACCAATCTACTCTATATGGAATAAATTCATTTGTCTTTTGAATAGCTCCTTCATATAACTTATGGAACATATTACCTATACCATTAGCAGTAGATGTAATAATAACCTTAGATGTTACACCTCCTGAGATTACAGGATAAGTTGAAGTATAAAATTCTGTAGCATTATCTACGAATGCAAACTCATCAAGGTATACGAGATTAAGTGACATACCACGAATAGAGCTCGATGATGTGGCTGATGCTATAAGTCTTGAATTATTAGAGAATGATATGGATTTTTTATTAAGAGATGTACATCCAGGTTGAAGAAAGAATGGAAGACTTTCTAACATAAGAGTAATCCTACCCAACATTTCCCTAGCAATAACTTCCTTATTAGCGAGGATACCTACTACTTGTTCACCTTTAAATATTACATACCATAAAAGATATGCACAAACGGCAATTGATTTACCACTTTGACGACAAGCAAGAACAATATTAAATCTATTATCTTCAAAATGATTAAACATTTCTGCTTGATATGGATATAGATTAAATGGTACTAATCCTTCATCAAGGTTAATAATTTTACAATGTTCTCTTGCAAAATATACAGGATCGGTTAAACACTTTTCGTATTCAACTAATTCCTCTTTAGTCCAGGGATGTTCAACGTCTGCACCACGGACATTAGGATTTCCTAAATAATAGTTTTCTATATCACTCATTTGGTAATTCTACAGTTGCGTCTATTATTTTTTCTTGACGTAACATTTTCTGTAGCTCAGCAGTCGATCCTATAAATACGTTGTTGGTATCACCCTTATGGGTTAATGCAGGTATTGATTCTTTATCTTGTTCCTTTTTTCTTTTATGAAGTTTAAGAATCTTCTCCCCTATTTCGGCGTTATTTTTAATTAGCTGGCCAAGTACTTCAAAAGCTCTTGGGTGTTCTGACTCTCGAGCAAGTTCTAACATTAAATCTATGGCCTCATCTCCTTGTCCAGCTAAATCATATAAATTTTTACGGACTTGGTCGTAGTCCGCTTCAATCTTATTTTTCGTGCCAGTCGATGTGTGCTTCTGGATTTTCGTCTCCATGTTCATGGTCATCTTCGTGTTCCTGTGGGTTCTCATAATCTGTATTCCATAATTCCATTACACCATACTTTGTACGGCTTTCATCTTTGTTACCACCTTCATATGGTATAGCAAAATTTTCTTCAATAAGAGTTTGGTTAGCATCCTTGCCATTTATCTCAATCGTACCAAGTACTCTTCCAAATTTACCTTTTTCCATATCTTCTGTAACTAAAGTAAATTCACCATTAGTTTCTGCCAATAGCTCAATTAATCTATGCTTTGCAGCCAATCCCCAAGATTTCTCTTGTAAATTTCTTGTTCTACTCTCAGGTGTATCTATACCCATTAATCTAATTCTATCTCTCATGAATACAGAAAAACCTAATTCTATATCTGCGTCAACAGTATCTCCATCAACGACTCTTACTAAGTTCGCATTAAATCTAAACATTGTATTCTCCTCTATACGTCTACGTCAAAAAAGTTAATCGTTTCGGTGTATGGCTCTTTAAAGCCACCAGCACCGTCAGATGTTGTTGTACCTACTATTTTTTGTTGCTCAAACTTATGAGTAGTAGGATCAACATTCTCTGAATAATCAACTTCCGTTTGGAGAATTTGCT